GATTAGACACAGATTTGTTGTTACGCATTCCAGTAGCAAAACTCTGAGTATAGCTCTTACCAGAACCTTCAGAATCACCGGACTTAAGACCTTCAGCTGTAGCATCAGATATCTCTTCAGCTGTAGCTGTAGCCTCACCTTCAGCGCCAGCCATGCCAGTATAGTAAGACTGAATACTAGCCAGGCCTTCTTCTGAGTAATCCTGTTCGGAAATACTAACACCCATCTGATCCATGTACTGCAGGAGCATAGCATTTGCCTCATCGCCACCAGCACTGACGCCTTCTGGCCAACTGTTAAACATTCCAGTAAAGTCTAACTGCCGACCATCGATGCCCATTTGAGCCTCGCCAGCGAACTGGTTGACGACCGTCAGAATATCGCCAGACTTATCTTGCATACCAGATGCCGGATCGAATGCATCAGCAACTTCTTTACTAGCCTCTTCACTAGCAGCCACTACTTCAGGTGTTCCTTCCTGAATCTTCCGCTTGGTTTCGTCCATGAAGCCGGTAATCTCATTGCTAGAGTTACCAAAAGGTCTCTCATAGGCTTCTTTAGTCGCCTGAGCAGATTCTTCGGCTGCCGGAACAACATCGGATTCGGTCTTAGCCTTTACTTCTTCTGCTGCGGCTTCAAGAATTTCATCGCTTTTCTCTTTTCCTTCAGCCACAAGATCAGCTGCTGTGTCTTCAAAGAATTTGACAATTTTTGAACCCATAATAGGGAATCCTTCAAACAAACTGGCCATCATTTTTAATATAAGTGCAAGGAACTCTCTCCAGCCTTCGGCCCAGCCAGCTCTAACTTTAGCCCAGAACATTGGGAATGAAGCCTTTACTTCATCGCCAATCCAGACACAGGCCTCGCCAATGGCCATGAATACGGCGACAAATATAGCGCCCAAACACTCAAGCAGAAGCACGCCAAGATTTACAATGGCACCTGGTAAATGAGCTCGTAAAGCGCTTACAATATTGTCTAGACCTTCAATTATCGCAATCAATGCAAGTCCGAGACCTTCTATAATACCCTGAATTGCCGCTGCGATAATCGTTGAAATGGCATTGACGACTTCTGCTTCTCGACCATTTACGGCGTTGACAATAGCGTCCATACCATTAGCAAAGACCACACACGCCTGAGCAAAGACCCAAACAGCTGCCGCTACAGCAAGAAGACCAACTCCAAAGAACAACATTCCTGCTCCCAAGCGTAATAAGCCATCGCCAAGAACATATCCAATACCGCCAAGAACACTTGCAAATACTGCAAATCCGACTGCCAGTAAAAAAAGCATGCCAGCGTACTTCTTAATCTGCTCGCCTTGATCGGTAAGAACTTTGATTGCCTGAGCAAATATAAATAGAGCAACAGCAACCCCGACAAAAGCGAATAGTGTAGTGCCAAGTTCTTTCAAACCAATTGATGCCGTCTTCATGAACTTGGTTATCGCTACCAGAGCGAACAACGCACCAATTAATGCCGCAATCGCAAACAATCCAGTAAGCAGTTTTTTAAATGGAAGTAAAGCAAATGCCGTTACTGGTATAATGAGAACTGTCAAAGACGCTGCTAATAGCAACATTCCAGTAGAAACCTGCTTTATGCTTTCCCCTCCGGAGAACTTAGTAAGTACAATCATTAAACCGGCAAGACCAGTAGCAAGCAAGCCCATAGCGAACATACCCTTCCAAAGGATGCTGTCGTCTGTACCACCAAGTGTGGCAACAACCTTAGCTACTTTCTGCAGTGATTTGGCGAATGTGTACATCATTACGGCCATTGGGATAAGCTTAGCCGTTCCTTTTGGATCGAACTTCTTAGCTGCATACATCAAACCAACTACAACCGCAGCAAGCATAGCCGCGATCAAAGTGGTCCAGAATAGACCCTTTAATATCACAGACCACGGAATCTTAGCCAGATCCAGAAGAACCTTAGCTATCAATCCAATAGCAACAGCAACCGCAATTATAACAGCAGCTATACCAGCAATCTTAAGGAACTTTGAAACCGCGTCCTTAATATCATCAACGAATCCGCTTATAACATCTTTAATTTTTTCAGATATATTCTTTGTTTCTTCCGCTTCTTCTTCCGCGCTATTGAGCTTTTGCATTAGGCCATGTATGACCATAAGGATTGCTGCAAACATTGTTACGGCGCCAAGAGCCGTTATAGCGTTCTTCAGATTGTCTTCAGGGATCAAGGAAAGAACAAATATAGCACCAGCAAGCATGACCAAAGCTGTAGCTATTTTAAAAATAGAATCCGCCATAACCATCCATTTTTCAGCTTCGACTACATCCGCAATGCTCTCAACAAACTTCTTTATTGTCTTACCGAAACCTGTGAAACCTTTTGTAACAAGGGATAGACCATTCAAGAAATCATAAACGGTCTTCATAAACTTAAGACCGAGAACAACAGCCAGTAAGCTCATAGCCTTACCCCAATCAAAGGTAATGATGCCCTTAACTAAACCGCTTAAGAAGCCCTGTATCATTCCGATAACGCCTTGGCTAACTGCTTCTTCCTGACCGTCTGGAAGTGCTTCTTTTGGATTGAGTGCCTGCTTAAGCTTCTCAAACAGATCGAGAAACTCCTGGAACTTAGGTCCAACAACAGACTTAATTGTTTCATAAAGAATAGATAAACTAGTCTTTATAGAATTGAAGAACGTCGGAATATCAGGAGCATTAGCCATAGCGGTCTTCAGATTATTAAAGAACTCGCTAAGAGCAGCACCCATTCCACCGAACGTTTCTCCAAGTTTGAAATCCTTAAAAGTGTCTTTTATCGTCTGAATAATCGGACCAAAGGTACCAGATAAGATTCGACCTACATTGGTTTGCTTAAATGCAGCAATAAGGTCGTTAAATATAGTTTTGATTGAGCTAAAGAGCCCAATGCTAGACATAGCTGTACGGAAGTCGTCGAGCTTACCGATGGCATAATCTATAGCTCCGCCAAGACCTGTGAAGTTGCCAGACATGTTCTCGATCTTCTGAGTAGCGGCCTCAATAGAATATCCGTTTCTAAGAAGCTCATTGAACTTGTCGGTTGGAGATTTTGTCATCAGCTTTGTGTCCTCGGAGAATATGGTCTCAATGACGGTCCCAAGAGCCTGAAGGTCTGTTGTGAATTTCTTCATCAACGGATTAGACTCAAATGCGCCACTGATGCCATTAATCCAATCAACAAAACCAGTGCCGATGTTGTTAACTATAGGATCGACGAAACTCCATAAGAACTCGAAAGCAGCCGCAAGACCGTCAATAAGATCTGTTGCCATTTGAACGGCACCATCGAAATCGTTCTCAATACTGTTAGTAATGTCATCAAACATGTCCTCGATCGTAGCGTAACCAAGCAGCTGAGCAAATGAGTCTATCAACTGACAAACTGAATTGTAAGCATCAATAGTTACAGTCTTAACCGAATTAAACGCATTCTCAATAACACCGCCAAGACGATCAAATGCACTAAACGCGTCGTCAAGGTTCATCGACAGAAACGTTTTGCTAAGTACAAACCAAATACCGTCAAGAACCTTAGATATAACGTCAAGCGCTCCACCAACAACTTTTACAATGGTATTAGCGAAAGCGTACATCTTACCCTGGAATCCGCCAACGGTAAAGAACGCACCAACAAGCGAAACGATCTTAAGAACGACACTTGCAACAATCGCTGCAGCCTTTGCGATTAGTGGAAGTACTTTACTAGCTATGCCAGTAAGAATTTTAGCAACGGTTCTGATTGGCACAAGAAATGCCTGGGTTGCCAAATATATCTGGGCAAGCCGTTTTTGACCATCTTTTAAGTTTGGATTGAAATGCTTCTTGATGTTGTCAGTGATCTGCCAGAATCTTTTTGAAATCTTGAAAAGAAGTGATGACATTCGTTGAATGACAACTAGATTGCCGGAGAAATTCTGCCGGTCTTTAAAGAACTCTGTAACGAGCTTAAAGTTGCCCCAGAATCGATGACCAAACAAGGTTTCCAGAGCCAGCCCAATATACTCAGTCACATTCTTAAACATATTATAGATGTTCTTGAGAGCTTCTAGTAAATATGTATGACCACCACTGGCCTTCCACATCTCAAGAATACCGTTTCTAGTATCAGACACAGAAGCAATTATTCCACTAAGTACATCAGCAACATTTGTCCACAGTTTGGTAGCTTCCTCAAGATCACCAAATAAGATTTCAAAAGTCTGGGCCCATCCGGAACCAACAGCTTCCCTAAGGGAGTCAATCATTGCAGAACATGTTCTGAACTCCTGAGCAGCGTCAAATGCTTTTTGACCTAACTCTTCAAATCTTTTTATTTGCTCTTCGGTATACCCAATCTCCTTCATCTTTCCGACCCAAGCATTACGCTCGGCTTCGGTCATGTTTCGAGTATCAGTAGCGTAATTCTGAAGTGTCTTGGTAAGAACCTCGGTTGTCATCCACTGATGAGATAGGGCGTCATTGAAACCAAGAGTTGAAGTAAATAGATCGGATACTTTACCCTGAGCATCTGTAGTGGTCGATTTATACCCCTCTTCGGTCTCAACAACTTTACCCAGCGCAACAGCTGTATCAATTAATGACTGTTTGAAGTCAACTGTTGCCATGTTTGCATTCTCAATTGACTTCCAGTCTATCAGCTTAACCGAACCCGATGACAGTGCCTGAGCAAAGTTGTACATAGCTCGAGAAGCGTCGTTGGCATTAGCACCAGCAAAAGCAGCCTGGTTTGAAATACCCTGAATAGCCGAAACCGCACTATCTAGATCAACACCAGCATTAGTGAACTTACCAATACTGGAAGTCATGTCGGCGAATGAATAAATAGTCATGTCAGAATATGTATTCAATTCGTTAAGCTTTTCTTTAACCGTGTCGAGAGACTCACCTGATGAGTTCATGATGGTTCTAAGAGAGTCCATCTTAGTTTCATACTCTTTGAAACCACCAGCTATCTGATCAACAGAAAGCGACTTGACCATTGTACTTGCCCAGTTAACGGCCTGGTTTGATAGGTTCTGGAAAACCTGAGAGCCAAAGGACTGCATATGGTTAAGCGAGTCCTGAATATTGTTTATTCCACTCAATACCTGCTTGAAATCAACCTGATCAGCAGCAACCTGGAGCTGCTTAAGACCATTCTTTCCACCTTCGAATTTGGTAGCTTTATCGAGTTTATCAAGATCCTGAATAGTCGAATCAACACCTTTTGAGAAAGCAGCGTTGTCGAACTTCATCTCGACAATTCTTTGCTCTATAGAAGTGCTCATGCTTTAGTTACCTCCTCCCAGGCAGATTTTGCTATCTCATCAAAAATAGGCCGCAAAGCAGGATTAATGTAATCTCTGCCAGCGACCCAGCCACCGGTTCCAGTACCGTGACCATATTGTATTAATAAAGCGATTGGGATTGAATGGTTCTCATTAGAATTCGTCCAGGTGATCGTTACTGATTCACCGTCGTCCTCGATGATGTAATCCCAAGATTCGGCTGTTGTTCCTGTATCTCTTGGGGTTGCGTCTCTGAGAGCCTCCACTCCCATTCGCCCGTATTTGTCTAGTTTATCGAGGAATCTTCTTTGCTGTAGCTTTTTAAGAAAGTTCCTCGTTCGATTCAAATCACCAGAATATGAGAATCTGATCGTAGGAAAGCTATTACCCATTCGATCACCCCTTTGAGCCGTACTTAGCCCTACGAGCCTTATTGATCTTAGAATAGTAATCCTGAGTCTCCTTGAATCCTCGTTTCTTCTTCGGATTGTTCTCAATACCGCAGACCTCAATCAGGATCATCAGTCGATTCAGAGGCCACTTCTCAAACTCTTTTGGAATGTTCTGCATGATCATCCAGCAATAGATGAGTTCGGAGGTAACAACTCGATTAGACCCTTTCTGACCTGTATGATTGATAGTCGTAGCAGTCTGCTTCTTCTCAATGTAGTCTCGAATGTCGAGAAGATTTTGTTCAGTGAGAGCTAGATAGACATTCGGATCAACATTCTTAGTGAGAGTCATACACCTAATGTAATCGATGACCTGTTCGTCAGTCTTCTCTTTTCTGGTTAGATAGGGAATCTCCCATTTGGACTCCCATTTTGAAATAGAAACTAGTGAATGCTCGAGAAGTAGATTCGTATCCTTAACGGTAATGAATTCACAAGTTTGTCGATTGTATAACTCTCTGCCGGGAACAAAAATTTGAAGTGGCATCCACTAGCCTCCTTTCTTTTAATGCTTAACGATTGAGAAGTTGCCGCCCTCGTCAGTCTTCGGAGTGATCTCACGAATGAATCGAGCAGCATACTCTGCATCGGTTGCCAGCTTCATGTACATCTGCGGGTACATGGGGCTGTACTGGAATTTACGCAGAGCGGCTTCGTCCTTAATGAAGAGTTTGCCGTCTTCGGACTTCTCACCATAAGCAGCGAGGATGATCTTCTCGAACAGCTCAATGATTCTGCCGCCATCCTGCTCCTGGGTGATGCGCTCTACGATCTCTTTGAGAGTTGCGCCGGAACCGTAGTTGAGTCGCATAACATCCGGTTCTGACAGATCGAAGTAATGTGTTTCTTCTCTTTCTACTCCGTTATAGTCCGTGTACTTAAAGGTTTCTTTAAACATAGTTCTCCTCCATAAAATTTTGCAACCTTACTAATTTTTGTCCTAAAAATCCTAAAAATCCTATTGACTATTTTCATTTTTAAAATTTAATTTTTTATTTTTTAAAAAAGTTAATAGGATTTATAGGATTTTTAGGATTTTTTAGCAAAAATATGACAAAATAGTGATCAAGTAAGTGTCGTAATGACTTCTGCCGGCATCGGAAGATACGGATCAGAGTTAGCTGTACCGTAAAGTTTCTGTTCAAGAGCTGCCAGTTTTGTCGGATCAGCTGTTCTGGAATCAACAATGAGCTGAGAAGTCGGCTTGAACCCCTCACCAACCTCAACCGGAACTGTGTCAAATTCCCAGCTAAACGTCATGCCTTCCGGAGACTCATTGATTGTTTCATAAGAAGACTCAGACGGGGAAACAGTAGCACCGTAGACCAGATGCAGTTTGTAACCGGCATCGCCAAGATCCTTCTTATCGGAACCAATCAGGGATCTGAAGCAGAAGCCGAAAGCCTTTCTGGACTGCTGACCAACAGTTGCGCCAGTTGCAATACTCTTTGTTCCGTTGCATTCCATCCACTCATCCGGGAACATGAACGCTTCGATTGTGCCGCCAAATTCCTCTGTACCTCTGAGGTTTGCATAGATCTGATTGTCGGCATACTGTTTGTTGGAATCGCCGCCGGACGGAGACTCACTTACGCTTGTGAGGCCAGACCATGCAACACCAGGAGAGTACTTTGTACCCTGCTGTGTGCTTTCTTCATTGTAGACATACAGGACACCCCTGTCGGTACCAGCTTCTACATACTTATGACCTTCCTGGTCCCACTGTAAAGCAAATTCAGTTGTAGCCATAGGATGTTTCCTCCTTAATAATAAATAATGTAAACGTCGTGATTTAGATTGTCTGACTTATAGGTTCTATCATGTCGACAATGCATAAAAAGACTCGGAAACTCTTGTACCAAAGGCCAGTCAGGGTCCTTCGATATGAGAGTTACCGAGTATCTTGTGTAACCTCTGTATTTCGTATTGTCTGCCTGGTCGAATTTTATCTCTTCTCTAGAGTAGACAATTCGATTGCCAGTAGTCATTTGCAAG